GATATTGCCGCTGGCCACCACTCCCAATGCCGGAGTAACAAATGTTGGGCTGGTGAATAGGTTGGTGACCGACAGTTGCTTCGTCGTGCTGGTGGTGGCCTGCACAATCGGCAGCACATCACCGCCGGCCTGCGAGGTCGCTACGGGGAGAGAAGAAATTGCGATGTTGGCCATGTTATTTAGTCCTGTGGATATAGGTCATGCTATACTCCATTTAACTTAAATAGAGGTGATATATGGAAATGTGGAAAGCAGTACTTGGCTATGAGGGTTTGTACGAAATTAGTAATTTTGCCAACGTGCGGCGCATTGGAAGGGCTAAAAAACTTGACGCTACAAAAATTCCTATCGCAAAACAAATGCTTGCAAATGGCGTTTTTCTTCGTGAGGTTGCGGCGTTTCTTGGAACCAGCATAGCCACCGCTAGTATGATAAAAAATGGAAAAACATGGCAAGGCGATGCTGCGTATCGAAAAGTTAAAACCCCCGCTGGTTCTGACCATTATTTGCGTTTTGCTGCGTGCAAGAATGGAAAATACGCTAGGGTTTCCTTGCATAGAGCTTTGTGGGAAGCTTTTGTTGGGCCAATTGAAGGCCGTTTGGAGGTCAATCATAAAGACCTTAACCGCACCAATAACTGCATTGACAATTTGGAATTGCTTACGCACCAGCAAAACGTCCAACACGCCCATGACATTTACAAAAAAGAACGCACCCATTTGCCCAAAGGGCAACGCAGTGGGCCTTTTGGTAGGTTTAAAAACCGTTGAATTAAACATAATTAGTAGTTGCCACTAAACACGTTAAACCGCTGACGCGTTGCGATGATCGCGTAAGGCATACTCATTACATCGTCAGGGTTGTTGATGCGCTTGATGTTGCGTTTTGACGACATGGCAATCCGCTGCACCTGGGGCGGTGGCTCGACGCCAAATTCTGCCGCAATTTCTGCCGCCAGGTTGAACCTAAACGCCCTCAGATAGCCCGGAGGAACAACTAACGTAGTCGCCAAGGTTGCCGGCTCGACCAACTCCACAACGCTAATAAAGTGCCATTCCAGTGCTTTAGTGGGCACTGGATAGATGTACATGCTCATGTTGGGCATATCCATATTCAGCCAAATGACTTGCGGATAGGTGCTAGTGACAGTTTTAACCGCAATACCATCGTATTGCTGTTGGTTTATGATTTTAATGCCAAAACTGATGTTGTTTGCCGGGTCGCGGAAGTACGTTGAATCATCCAACAGCACCGGGCGATTACCCACAAAGTTGCCCGTTGGCCCAATGGTTCTGTTTATAGTATTTGCCGGCCAAGTAAATTGTTGGTCTTGGGTCGAAAAAACAGACAATCTTTCAGACGACCAACTGTCCAGCATTTGATTCATCGCGGTCAGGGCATCGTTCGAGGTTGCCGCCGATGGCGTTTCGCCTTCAGCCAGTTGGCCTATTAGACGCAAAGCACCGTTGATCTGGTCGCCCGCCGATGTGGTCATGCTGCCATCTCCTTACGCGGTCGCCCGCGAGGTTTTGCTAGTTCGTTGACCGATACAACAGGCGTTAGCAGAGCGCCGGCATCGTAGCGTTCCCACCCGTTTTTTTCGTCGGCTTCCGCTTCAGCTTCCGCAATTGCAACTTTGCTGCCGTGGACTGAATGTCGCAGGTAGATAACCATGATTACCCTTTAAAAACCACCCTGCGGATTTTACACCGCAGGGCGTTGTTGCTTAGGCTACGCGATACACCGAATAGGCCGCAGTGCCGGTTTTGCGGAACAAGAACTGTGCCGCGCCACCAACACCTGCTGCACTACCCGTAATGGCAACTAAAAGATTGCCAACAGAGGTAATGCCGGTTCCGACAACAAACGTAAGAACGCCAGACGAAGTGCCAAGATTAACCACGTTCAACAGAAAACAGCTATTGGTTTTAAGGTTGGTCATTGTTGCGTCAATCAAAGTCGCCGTAGGCAGCGTGTAAGACGCTGCGGTAGCGGTCGGATCGCACACCAAAAGCCCACCAGTGACTTGAGCAACAGACAGCGTTGCGGTTGCAGTTGCCGTTTGCGGCGCTGCTTGAGTTTCCATTACCTGTTCGCTTTGGTTGCCATCGGTGTACTGATAGCCGCCACCAACTGAGGGAAGTGCCATAATTTAATGCTCCTAAAAGGTTAGATTGCCCCCGCCGTGTGGCAGGGGCGGTTTGATTAGCCCCAGATCCGGCAAGCCATCGGTGCGCGAATGGTGTTGTACCCGTACAACACATCGACACGGCAAGGCATCCGGTCGTTGTTGATGTCGTACTGGCGCACAATCCGCATCGAGATGCCGTTGTGAACTTGGCGGGATGCCATATCAACCCCTTGCGGCAACAGCAGGTCAGCGGTGGCCAGCGTGATCGCATTCTTGTGGTAAACCAAGTTTTGCGGGTACACAGTTGACCCAGTCCCCAAAAACGTCAGCACAGCCGATGAAGCAGGAAACGCATCGACCGTCGCCAAGGCATTTGTCGCCGTGTACATGGCTGGCGAGAATGCAATAGTCGCAGAGGTGCTGGTCAAGGTCTGGTCTGCGGTCACTACGAACTGTTGCAAGCTGCCGGTGGATTGGCGCGTTTGCGGGTTCACACTGTAGACGCTGGCAATGGTGAATACATCGCCTTGCTTGATCGTCTTGGTTCCGCTGGTGTAGGTAATGTCCAGTGTCGTAGCACCTTGCGTCGAAGGAACGGTAGACGCGCAAATAGGCGCCACCGGCAGGCTTCCCGTGGTGTGACTTACAATGGACTGCGACATGTTGACTTCATCGTAGCCCAACACGTTCGAGCCCATCATGCCGGACTTGAACTGGCTTGAAATCGTGCCGGTCGGGTTGAAAAAGCCTTTCATGCCTTCGACCAATCCAGCGTTAGCAGCGGGGTTAACCGTTGCATAGCGCGGGTTCAGCGGAGCAGCGTATTCGTTCAGCTTTTGGTTGGCCTGAAGCAGCACCAGCGAGGTTGCTGGAACGGTTCCCGGCGTACCGACTGACGAATAGATGCTCTTGTACGCGTTTGCAACGTCATTATCAACCGATGATGCCAGCTGAGAAATACGCGGTTTGAGCACACGTTCGGCAAAGTCATCCAACTGCATCGTTAGCTCGGCAGAAGTAAAGTTAATGCCGATGTGCTTTTGCGAGGAAACCGTGAGGGTCGTGTACTGCTCGTTGTCGTCCTGAACTTGCAGGGCAGCGCCATCAGTGACCAGCGCACGATCCGGCAAGCGGATACGCAGCGTGGAACCAATCTTGGCACCTTCAACGGCGAAGCTGTCGTCGTACTCCTTGTTTACGTTGCGGGAGATAACCAGGTTGTTCTCCAGAATTTCCAAAGATTTCCTCGTTATCATGTCGATAGTAAGTAGGCTGTTAGCCATGAATGAAGCTCCTAAAAGTGATTAGCGAAGTCTAGCCTCCAGCTTTTTCACTTGCCTTGCTCTTTCGGCTTCGATCCATTGACTTGTGGTCATCGTTTTAATTGACCTTGGGTCGGTGGTGTCAAAGCTGCCGGATTGACCCCCGCGAGCAGTAACTGGTGAAATCGGCGCTGGTGCACTAGAGGTACGTTTTGTTACGGGTTCAGAAGCAACTTTTGCTTCCAATCGTCCAATTTCTTTAGCCTGCAAAAAAGGTGCGAGTCGGGCAATGCGATCAGCCTCTTTCGGATTGGTGCCCAGGTAATACGCAATGTCCGGGCCGTTATCCGATGCCTGAATTGTTTGGGCCATCACATCAGTGATTGGCAGCTTGGGGTTGTACGCGACCTGTTCAAAGTCTTCATACTTCTCCCGCGCTGCTTCTTCCTTGTCGTGATAGTTACCGAGCAATTCCTGCTGCTGCTTGGCAAACTGTTGTTGCTCAACAATCTGCTGCGCCTTTGATGTCGTCAGTGCATCAACGTATTCATCGGTCGTAGCGAATTGTTCGGGCTTAACATGATCTACAGGAACTGGCTTTGGTGCGTCGGCCTGTTTCTGTTCGCGTTCCCACTTGCGTTGCTCTCTTGCAAGCCGCTTGCCAATGGCTGCATCCAGATCCTCTTGGGTAAATACTTTCGGAGTTTCCTTCTGTTCGCCCTCGGGTGCTACTTCCGGCGCTGCTATCTCTGGCTCAGGTGCTGCCGTAGCAACCTGTTCCGGCGCGGGTTGTTCCGCTATCAGTTCTTCAGACATGGCTCGATTCCTTAGAATCCCTGGCGTTCTGCGCCAGTGCAGGTAAAAATACTATTTCTAAGCAGCAGCATTAATATCAGTGACGTTAGAAGTTTCATCTGGCTTTTTTAATTCAGCGATCTTCGCTTCCAGCGTGGCGATATTGCCCATCAGTAATACAACCTGATTCATGGCGTTGTCGCGCTGCATCGTCAGGGCTTTGAACCGACCATCGATTTCTACATCTGAGACACGTTCGTTCATACCGGCTCCAATCCAAGGTTGATACACAGGACTTCTGTGGCATAAGCATCGTCGGTTCCCCACGCAGCGTACTGCTCCGGGGTCATTGCTGCGGTCTTGCTAACTGCAACAACAAAATTACCATCTGCATCTTCAGTTCCGAGTTGCACCTCCCCGTTGGCAGTGCGTTCTTTTGCCGGTGTTGCCATCTGGATATAGATAAGAGAGCTTTGGGCGCGGTCAATAGTGACTTCGCCGGGGAGCGTGTTGATTGTTACGGGTTTCAGTTTGATCATGATTTTTCCTTACCAAGCAGGTATGTATCGGGTTGTGCCGTTGTCATCTATGCCGATCCATTTAGTCGGATTGCCAACGGCTGGAGCATTCGTCAGTGTTCCGGCTGACGCGCCGGCACCGTTTGTCAACGCGACGGAAGTAGTCAAGAATGTAGCGGCGCGATTGATCGTCAAATCAGTTAGTTTCAATCCTCCGGCGAAACTCCCCGCTGTGCCAGTTCCTATACCGATAATTCCGGCAGATATTCTTGAAATTCCAGTATCAAGTGATTGTCCGTATGTGCTTGCCGATGTACTTATAAATCCGATTGTGTGTGAGGAGGGCATTTTTATTAAACCGGCAGCACCATTCAGAAAACCGGGCCCAATGGCGCTGCCGTTGATTGTTGGAAACATTCCCGAACCGTCGCCGGATAGTACTATTTGGCTGGATCCCGATAGCAGTGTCAACCCACCAAGCAAATTTACACTGAACACACTCGCTTCAGCTCCACTCGCCCCGGTCTTAAAATTCAGTAAATTATCCGATGCATTAGTTGCAGTTCCACCGCCCGTTGTGGTGAACACCCCGGAAATATAGTCAGTCGCAGCAGCAGAGTAATTGCGGGCCTGCGTAAGTGACAGAGCACTGACGGCACTTGCGGCGGTGCCTGCGGTGATAGTCCAGCCTGCACCCGCCGTTACGCTCTCAGAGACTTTCGCACCGACCAATCGCGTCGTCGCCGTGATCGTGGCGGCAGTTACAGACCCGGAGGCATTGCCCGCCGTACCATTACCAATCTTGATGTTTCCAGCACCACCCCTAGATATTCCTGTATCTAACGTCAATGACGCATCACCCACTGATGTAAACCCAAATACATTGTTGGCCGGTAACTGGATTTTATTCCCGTCATCAAACATCATTCGTGGCGACAAATTGGTTGACAGAAACAAATAACCGGGCTTTGTTCCGTCGGTGTAGATTTGTACCGAACCTCCCCCATACGTCCCGCTATTGGTCGTCAGATTTAGCCTTGATATTGCGTCCTCTCCGGGGGTAATTGTAATCACACCATTACCAGATGCCGTCGTTAGATTCAGGCTAGTGCTCGCCGTGATCGTGGTGCCGGTAATAGGGTCTGTGCCGTAAGCCAATATCCCCGTAGGGGTAATACTCCCGTTTGCCAATCCTACTGTGGCAACAGGCAACTTCATTGTCCCAACTACCGGAGTAATCGGGGTTAGTGCGCTTATCTTGGTATCAGCCATGTCTACTCCAGAAGTATTTTGCTGCCATCTTCAAGCAACAGGTATGAGCCGCTTTCAAGGAGGATGGCGGGGGCAGAAGCCACCGCAGCAGCAGACCCGCTTTTCAAAGACAGAATGGCCCCTAGCCCAATGGCTACACCATTACGAATAGGAATGCCAAAATAGCCCATTATGCGATGTTGATCGGCTTCGCGTACACAGTGCCGCCAGTGCTGATCTGAATTGCACTGACGCGCCACGGTGCATTAGTCTTAACCGGAATCTTGAACGGGATCGGCGTATTAGCCGGGATCGGCGTTGCATTCGCGGTCGTTGCGGTCACAGCCTCACCGACTACCACATAGCAAGCCTGATCCGACCAGACCACAACACCTTGCGGGCCTGATGGCCAGGCAGTCGTTGAGCCTGCTGTGCCGGTATAACTTGCGGTGTACGCAGGAAACGCGGCATCGGCAAGAGGGTTCAATAGTTCCATGTTGTGTCCTTAGGCCAAGAAGCGCAATTTGTAGAGGGTTCGCAAATAAATTTCAACAATGTTGTCGATTAACTGCTGCAACGAAGTGTCATCCTTGCTCACAACGTCATACCGCATACTTTCCATTTCTTTCAACTGGTCATCCAAGAACTCGATGATGTTGGCCGTTTTCTTTGCCGACATCAGCGTGATTGGGCCAATCAATCCATGCCGACCCTGATACGCTTCCGCAAAGTCATCAGCAGCGCCAATAATGCGATCATAGAAGATGTTAAGGGCTACATGCTTTGAATAGCTGCGGGTATTAAGGTGGACACTGTGCGCAACATCCCGCGCCAAGAACAGCATACCCATAAAGTCGTTGCACTTCACTGTGGCATCCCTTGCGGTTGTTGTTCCATGCCCTCTTGTGGCATCTCAGACATTCCCGGCATGTCTTGGTCGCGCCCAGGCATTTCGCTAATCAGGTCGCCGGAGGTAATCATGCCGTGGACGGTGCCCATCACAATGTCTTGAATCTGCTCAGGTGACATGCCGGCCTGCACCGCCGAGATCCGCTTAGTCTCCGCATCGTAAGCCTTCACCGAGCTATCAAACTGCTTGATCTGCAAGTCTTGGGCTTCCATCGACTTGCTGACGTTTTGCAGCATCTGGTGCATCTGATCCATTTCCTTGCCCATTGCCTGCATCTGCTGGTTCGCCGCTTGCAATGCTGGGTCATCCTCGTTGGACAACAATTTAGGATCAATCGTTTTGGCAAACCGTGCGGCCATCTCCTGAGCACCAGGCCAGTCCATGTGCTTGATAAAGAGGTCGCCAGCCACGGCCCACAATTGCGGGTTGCCTTGCAGCAGTTGGCTCATCGCGTCGAGCGACTCCTGCCGCTTGGTCATGTAGCTCGGGCCGGTCGTCACCGCAACATCGTACTTGCCGACGTTGGGGTTGTAGATCTTCTTGATGACGATACCTTGCTCATTTTGGATCTTCTTGACCGGCATGGGCTGCGTTGGGTCGATCATCGCTTGATCTGTCTCACCATCAATCCCGACGATCCGTGCAATTCGCTGCGTATCGTAGATTTTAGGAATTAGGTCGACCAATTGCCGGGTGCCGTACCGGATGGCCCGCGCCAAGTTGTCAATGTAATGATAAGTGCCCGTGTCGGCTTGTTTTTCCCGCGCCAGAATAGCCCGCCCCGACCGCTCATTGCTGGTGGCACCTAAGCTGGAGTCATACTGCCCGGTGGAACTCTTGATGTCATCCGACGCGCCCATCTTGGCTTGCAACAGGCCGCTGGACGCCATCGGGGGCTGCGCCCGCTGCGGCAACGGCAGCACCGCGCCTTGGCCATCAGTCACATCGGGATTGACCTCAAGATAGGGCCAGTTGTTAATGTTGGCCGTTTTCCACTGAGCCTCGTAGCCTTCAAACTGCCCGCCGTAGCCGATAAACGGTGCCTTCGGTGCCAGCGCCAGCATTTCAGCCTCTTGGCTCACCCAGTAGTTGTACATCCGTTGGGCGTCTTTAGCATTTCTGACCAGCCCGCTGACGTACATCCGACCGTCAATCTCAAATTCGTTGCCAATCACGCGAATGACCGGGATGTATTTGCCCGCCCAATCACGCTTCTCCAGCACCTCAAACCCGTTTGTTTTGCACCATTTGACCGTCCGAACGTCTACATCACGCGTCTTGATGGCAATTAAACCCATCATTTCGGCTTGTTTGGCCTCCGGCGAACCCACCATCGCGGTGATTCCACCGTGATATTGGTTCAGTTTTTTGGCTTTATGCTCGATGTAAAAGTATTCCGCAATGCGAACCGTATCCTGATTAATCCACGCGTTTAGTTGCCCATCGCCAACACCATATTGCAGGCTAGATAGAGGCGCTGCGTCAGGGAACTCGCGTTCGTATTCTTCTTTCGTGATCTCTTGGTTGATAAAACACCATTCAGCATCCGAGCCGCAAGGGTCTTGGATGGTTGGATCCATGTAGACGCTGAACGAATCCCGAATGCGACCAATCCGCAGATCCTGCTCAAAACTGTTGTCATCGCAGTATTCGGTCAGGATGCGGAAGTACCCCTCGCCAAAAGTCACTTGATTGTCGCAGGCCGTGTCATACGCGACATCAGCATCCGAGATGTACTCGATATGCCGCACGATGCCGTTGAATATCTCGGCCACCTCGATGTCGGCCTTGTCGTCAGCCGGAATTACCTTGCCACTGGGCCGGTTTTGGCGTTGATCGTTTGTAACTTGCAGAACGTGTTGTGGCAGCTTGTTGATGGTCAGGCAAGGTCTTGCATTGATCGTTTGGCCTTGGATGCTGCCACGCGTGGCCAGTACGTCTGCGGGCCATTGCCACTGGTTGTCAGGTGAGGCAGCACGAAAGCGCAGGTCGTCCAGCTCGTCCTCGCGGGAGTCCGAATAGGCACTGATCGCCATTGTGAGGCGAGTCCGCATCGTGGCCAGCATGTCAGTGTCGTTGCGGTCACTCTTGGTGCCGCCTGACGCGACTGCGCCGGCTTCATTGATGCCCGTGTCCTGATAGGCCACTACTTTCCTTTTTTCTTCATAGCTTCACGCTTGACCGAGTAGCTTATGGCCACCGCTTGTTTGATCGGCTTGCCTGCTTTGACTTCCGCTTTGATGTTCTGGCGAAAGGCTTTAGGACTAGGCGATTTGACGAGTGGCATGGTCAGCACTTCCATCGTTTAAGTGAGGCTTTTGCACGTTCTGCAGGGCCACTGGCCTTGGCTACTACGCCAGACATCCTGGCACAAAATGACGCTTTCCTGCCCTTGTCTGCTGCTGTCTTGGGGCTTGGCGCGGGTGGTTTTAGGTTGCTGCCCGTTGCAGCGTTGTAAACTGCTCGACCCTTGGCAGTCAGTCCAGCGCCCTTGCTGACCGGGAGTTTCTCCCCCCGGCCAACAGACAGAGAAACGGTCTTTTTCATAGCAGGTGGATAATCGCAAAATTAATCACAACAGCCTCGGACAATGGAGTTGCAGCGGTAATGTTTCGCAAATTAATAGTTGCCGAACCCGCAGTCAGACTCGTAACCCACACGTTGTAAGAGGCCACCGTTGCGCCGCTTGCAATCGTCAAAACCAGAGTGTCTTTAGCCGATATATTTGAGTTCGTCAGCGTGAAACCTACGTTTGTTGCTCCGTTCAGAGTCGCATTGCTTGTTGTAATCTGACCGCATGGCGCGTTCAACGTGACGCCCGTAGATTTGCTGGTTGCTTGCGTTACAGACCCTTGCGCTGCAACCGTGTATCCAAGCGTGACGTTTGCGGCAAGCGTATCCGCCCCGCTTATATCTTGGTCAGAATACGCAATGCCGATTGATTTGCTGTTGGGCATAACTAGCTGGCCGTGGTAACCGCAACCCAGGTTGTTGCACCGTCCGAGTTGACATACAACCGGGTGCTGGTGCTGGAACCGTCTGAGCGAAGGTACAACGATCCCTTCGCAGCGGTGATCGTCGGTGCGCCTGAGCCAAGATACAGACCAAAACCAGCGGTTGTCGTGGCTAGGACGGCGGCAGACCCGCCGGCGGTGATGGCCGTGGCGTTGATTGCCGTTACAGTGCCTGATGCAACCGCAGTCGTGAACGACCCTGCGGCCTTGGTCGTGCCACCAATGACGGTGTTGTCAATAGTACCGCCTGACAAAACCGGGTCGCTAAAGGCAACCCCTACTGATATGTTGTTTGGCATGTTAAGACCCCATCCATGAGTTGGTTACGCTTGCTGATTGAGAGTTTATACGCCGCACAGGCTCGCGGTACTCGCGGTGCGCGACGGGGAAGGCAAAAGTGACCGCCAGCGCGTCGGCGGCGTCGGGTGAAGCTAGACCACGACTGCGCATTTCCTTCTTTCCTTCAAGGAAAATCGTACCACTACTATTGGGCTTCTTCATGGGGCCAACCAGATCGGCTTTTAGCTGTCTGTCGGTCGGAATCGACGCAGTTTTTAACCAATCTTTCATCAAGCCCCACATCTCTGCCCGCTTATTACCCCACATGATGGCATTCTTGGCTTTCCAGCCAAAGTTTACCCCACGCACCTTGTACCGCTGTTCTGTCAGCCTGTCAAGTATTCCATATCCAAGGCCACCTTCATCAATAACAGATAGAATGGGCTTGTATTCCTCGATGGCATCAATGACCCTACCCACGATAGTCATGGTGTCCTCGCCCGAGTAGCGTTTGATGGCCACAATATCCCGCCCCTGGCGCACCACCAGCACGGTCGAGTCAGCGCCACCGCGCGCGGGGTCAATACCTAATACTATAGGCGCCGTGATGTCTTTCCAGCGTTCGCGCTGCATCGCGTCCTCAACCAGCAGGGGTTTGATAAACTGATCCTCCCCCGCATCGGGAAACTCACCATACACCTCAACCTTCGCCTGGGGTGAATCCTCACCATATTCCGCGATAATCTGCTCATAGACCTGTTTGTCGGTGTCCTCCACCGTCCTTGCGTCGACGCTGCGGGTGTTCCAAAAGGCGCGTTTGGCGTGAAAACACTCAAAAAAGTACCCTTCGTTGCGCCGGGGGTTGCTGAATGCAAACCAGTAACGGTCGGGGGTGTTCTCAGTAAAGAACCCGGCGCCCACTTCCCAGATCGGGTTGGGGATACCTGATGACTCATCGAAGATCAGCATCATGCCGTCTTGATTGTGTACGCCCGCGTAGCTGTCGGGGTTCTCGGCTGACCACAGCTTGCCCTCTGCGGCCCAGTATCGTGTGCCTTTCTTTAGATCCCGCTCGACCAACTCACACAGCCACTGCGCCGGCACCAGCTTGGTTGCGCTGATCTCAAACCAGTGGTTGTTAATGGCCATCGCCGACCACTTGGTCAGTTCGGCCCAGGTCACCGAGCGTAGCTGGCTTTCTGAGTTCGCACTGATGATAACCGAGCCACCAATGCGGGTGGTCAACATCCACAACACCAACCAACTGACCAACGCCGACTTGCCAATCCCGCGCCCGGATGACACCGCCTCTCGCAGCGTGTCCATCTGCACCTTGCCCTTGTTGCCTGCAATGTGCGCCTTGATGTCGCGCAGCACTTCCCGCTGCCACTTACGCGGCCCCTTGAACTTGTGCAGCGGGGTGTTCTTCTGGCCCCACGGAAAGGCCAGCAACACAAACGCCTCGGGGTCGTCGCAGATCTGCGGCGACCACAATTCCACCATGAGCTTTTGTTCGTCTTCAGACGTGTATATCGGGGTTTGCATCAATCACCGTCCCCTCGATCACTCGCGCCCTCGCCTGCTCAAGCGCCGTGATGACGCTGATCTTCTGATAGACGTCCACACTAATCTCCTGCTTGGCAGTCCAACCATGTACATGCTGGAGGATGGCCAGGCTCGCCTTGGCGTCGCCCTGATCTGACGCCTCGTTCAACTTCATGGCGGCGCGTAGCTCATTGTCGGCCTTGCCCTTTTGCGCCGCCAGTTCGGCCAATGGGTCAAATTGGCACAATTGCCGGTACTCCAAAGGCAGCATCCCTGACGCCAGTGCCAGTGAATCTCCTTTCAACCCCATAGATGCTGCTTTGTATATGGCATCCAGACGCGCCTCTGTCGCCTGAAGTCTAGGTCGTATAGCCAAGGGTAGCGATTGGAACATGGCTGCGTTATAGCACGGACTTAAACGTGTTGTCCATTTGGCCTATTTGGCCTATCCGGTGGCTGTAAGCTAATGGCTTACAAGATACTTTTAAAAATAAAAATTGTTCGTGGGGGCTGCCCTGACCATCACGGCCAAGCCAAGGCCCTGGCCCCCCACGCTCACAGCCCAACAGGTTTTATGCTGCGCTGCACAATTCTCGATGCCTGGGGAGCCGGTCAAGCCGTCGAGCCGTCAAGCCGTCGAGCCGTCGAGCCGTCGAGCTGGTCGAGCCGTCGAGCCGTCGAGCTGGTCGAGCCGGTCAAATAAAATCAGCAGACTTTTGACCGTGTGAAATAT